GCACCTATTATCACAGATTCTATGAGACGTAAAGGTCTTATGGTAGGATCTACAAGTCGTGATGCTGTGATGGGTGTAGCTGAAGAAGCTAGAGACGTAGGTAGATTTAACGCTGTTGTAGATGGTGTAAGATTTAGTGCCAAAGAAATGAACGCAGCTGCATGGGGTATATACAATGATATTATAGATCCTAACTCATCACTCAAAGACGTCCAAGAACTGTTTATGCAGAATAGAGATGTCAGAAATATGATGATGGGTAAGTTTAAAGTAGAAGTTATAAACGAAGATCAGGCAAGAGCAGCAGCGTTTGCTATGCGTGATTTAGTTGATAGATTCTTAGGTAGAGAAGTTACAGCGTCTTCTGCTAGAGCTATGGATACTCTAGGTAGAGAAGCTGCTACTATTGCTCAATCAATAACTGAAATGGCTCCATTTATAGACGATAACCGTGCTATGGATGTGATACTTGACAAGCTAGAATTTTTAATGGATGAGTATGCTCTGAATAAATATCTAGCTGGTTGGTCACTACGTAATAAAAACTGGTTTGACCAATTACCTCCCGGTGATGTAAACAAAGCTGTTGATACTTTATTAAATGAGTTTCAGACAGCAGAAAACTCTATACATGCTAAGAATAAAAGATTTACTAAAGAGTTAAAACAACTACGTAAAACTAACCCTGATGCCTTACGTCCGTTGATTGACGCATATGCACACACCAACGGAGACGTAGACAGTCTAGCTAAACTATACAAATGGGCAGCTGAACAGATTACACCACTTGGATTACTCAAGAGTCCTGATCCTAAGAACATGAACTTGTTTGCTAAAGGTGCATGGGGTGTAAGATATAATAATATGTTATCCGGTATATCAGCATTTAGAGCTGGTATAGGTAACGGATCACAGCTTATACTTAGACCGATTACAGCAGTACTTGGTCACGCTATTAGGGGTGACATGGACAATGTAATGAAAACTATTTATTACAATGGTGCTGTATGGGAGACTAACAGACGTGCATTAACTGACGCATTCACTATGATGAAGAAAGTTAATCAAGATCCTACTGCTATGTTAAGTGCATTCCGTAAAGATTATGTATTTAAGACAGACAAGGCTTGGGACATTATGGAAGATGTTGCAAAGCTATATGAGAAGGATGGTAACTGGGGTAGAGCATATCAGCTCAAAACAGCTGCTGCACTAACTCAAATGTCTAAGATGAAGGGTCTACGTTATGGTATGACAGCCATGGTATTTCCTGACGTATTTACTAATACACACAACGCACATTACTACTCACGTGTTAAAGCGTATGAAGATGTGTTTAGTGAGTTTGGTTATGCAGACTGGCAGAAAATCTTTGAAGCTGAAAATAGACATTACAAAAACTTCTTTGATGAGAATGGACTGGTTAAAGATCAAGTATTACAATCATTCTCAGGTGAGATACAACTTAACCTAGATGATGGTGTAGCTAGTTATCTTACAGAAGCTACTACAGCCTATCCTATACTTAAAGAGTTACTAGCGTTTCCACGTACTGCATCTAACTATGTAAAAGCTGCATTATCTTGGACACCTATTAGTCTAATACCCGGTATCAATAAGTATGCTAAAACTATATATGCTAAATCAGCAGACGATATAGCAGCAGCACTTATGGAGCATGGTATTGATGCAAGTAAAGAACCATTTGCAGATGCTATCTTTAAACAGATACAAGCTGAGTATGTAGGCAGACAAGCTTTTAGCAGCATACTTACAGGTACATTATGGGGTTATGCACTGGGTGGTAACATTCGTGGTAACGGTCATTACAACGCATCTAAGCGTAACAAAGAAAGAGACGAGATGGGCTATGAACCTAAGACTATACGTGTCGGAAATAACTGGTATAGTTATAAAGGTCTTATAGGTGTCGAACATATACTTACATTGATGGGAGATCTTGCATACTATGCAACTGACATGGATGAACATATGTTAGAAAACTTCATGTCTAAAGCTACATGGACTCTCGGTGCTACATTCTTAAACGAATCACCGTTGACTATGATAGAACCTTTGTTTGACGCATTGAATGGTAATGAACGTGCATGGGCACAGTTAGGAGCTGGTCAGGTATCTTGGATACCAGCTAGTGGATCTTTAGGTGTAGTTGCTAAAGCTATTGATTCTGCACAGAAAGACTTAGCTGGTGAAGTACAATCATTCGTAGCTAACAGGCTACCCGGATTTAGAAATCAACTACCTAATCAAATAGATATATGGACTGGTGATGCACTTAATGATATTGACAATCCAATATTACGTGCACTAAATGCACTAAGTCCTGTTAAGGTAAGTGGTACAAATGAGCCATGGCGTGTATTCTTACGTGACATACGTTACGATGGTCTCAGCATGCTAAAGATGGATAGTACTGGATCATACGAATGGGAACCAGAAGATAGAGAACAGATAAATAAATACATAGGTGAACAACAGTTGTTTAAACAAGTTGAACGCTTAATGAAAAATAAAAGGTATAAGAAAGAGATTGATGCTTTACGTAAGTTTAAAAGATCTAGTCTTAGAAGAGCTGACCAAAGAATCAAACTTAAAACTGAATTATTACCTATACACCAAGAGCTAAACATGATAATACGTGAAGCTCAAAAACTTGCAGAGGCTAGATTCCTTAGCGAGAATCCTAATATTGAACAATCTATTATCAACGCTCAACTCGCAAGAGAGGAGATGCAAGTTGGTAATGTAAATGAAGCCGCCGACATACAAGAAAAGGATTTAGAAACACGACAATTAATTAATTACGGTAACTAACATGAGTGCTGTTACACAAAACAACTTTACTGGTAACAATAGTACAACAACGTACTCTTTTACATTTCCATATCTTAAGACATCGGACATCAAAGCAAGTCTCGATGGAGTGGAGACTACGGCATTTACTTTGCCCAACGCTACCACACTACAATTTAATACTGCTCCCGGTAGTGGAGTCAAAATCAAAATATTTAGAGAAACCGGAGTTGATGATTTAACAGCAACTTTCTATGCTGGATCTGCAATTAAATCAGAAGATCTAAACGATAACTTTACACAAAACCTTTATAAAACACAAGAGGTTGGTCAACGTGCTATCAGTTCACTAGGTGGTACTATGACCGGTGATCTAAATTTAGGAGAAGACGCAAGTATAACTTTTGAAGGTGCAACAGATGATGCACATGAAACACGATTAACTGTAGCTGATCCAACAATAGATCGTACGATTACACTTCCTAATGTAACAGGTACAGTAGTTACAACCGGGGATACAGGTACTGTTTCTCACGGTATGGTTGCTGGGGATGCTATAGACGGAGATAATATAGCTGACAATTCTATAAATAGCGAGCATTATGTAGACGGGTCTATAGATACAGCTCACATAGCTGACTTACAAGTTACAACTCCTAAACTTGCTAACACAAGTGTTACAACTGCTAAATTAGATAACAATGCAGTCACAAGTGCAAAAATACTTAATGCAAATGTTATTACAGCTAAACTTGCTGATGCTAATGTAACTACAGCTAAACTTGCTGACGATTCAGTTACAGCAGCTAAACTTGCTACAGGTGCTGTAGATGCTAATGCTTTAGGTGCTGCGTCAGTTAATACTGCTAACATTGTTGACACTGCAATTTCTACAGCTAAGATTGCAACAAATGCTGTAACTGATACTGAAATAGCTACAGGTACACTAGATAACAGATACTTTACTGAAACTGAATTAACTGGTGGTGCTCTTGATGGTAGATATTTTACTGAAACAGAATCAGATGCTAGATATTTTAACATATCTTCTGGAGACACTATTAAAGATGGTGATACGTTTCCAGACAACGATACAACTATTGCTACAACAGCAGCTATTAATGACAGGATAATAGATCTTGTTGATGATGTAGGTGGATTTGTACCAATAGCAAGTGAAACTAACTTTCCTACTACTAACCCTGATGTAAACAATGGTAGTGGTACTCTTGTATCTATCAAAGCTATTGGAAGTACACGTACACCAAGTAGCGGTACAGTTACTATTGCTAATGGTTCTGGATCTAATACTGTAACTATTACGGGTTGTGGATCTACAGTTCTAACAGCAGGCTTCGGTGTAATTGTAGAAACTACATCTACACTACATACATATGCGTTTCACAGGCTAGTTCCTAAAGCAACAGAGGTTACAACTGTAGCAGGTAATATAACTAACATAAATGCGGTTGCTAATAATGCTACTAACATTACAAGTGTTGCTGACAATGCAACTAATATTAACGCTGTTCAATCTAACGCTACAAATATAAATACTGTTGCTGGTATCAATGCTAATGTTACTACGGTTGCTGGTAATAATGCTAATGTAACTACAGTTGCTGGCTCTATCGCTAACGTAAATACTGTAGGTGGTGCGATAGCTAACGTAAACACAACTGCTGGTTCTATAACTAACGTAAACGCAGTTGCTACTAATATAGCAGATGTTAATAATTTTGCTGACACATATCAAATAGCTTCTAGTAACCCATCAACCAGAGCTGACAGTTCTAGTTTACAAGAAGGTGATTTATATTTTAACACTACTGCTAACGAACTTAAAGTTTATAATGGTAGTGCTTGGCAAGGTGGTGTAACAGCTACAGGTAACTTTGCAGTTACAACTGGTAATACATTTACTGGTGATAATATCTATCAAGATAATGCTAAATTAAAACTTGGTACAGGTTCAGACTTAGAAATATTCCATAATGCTAGTGATTCTATAATCAACGATGCTGGTACAGGTAATCTTAAATTACAAACTGGTGGTAGTACAAAGCTAGAAATTACTAGCACAGGAGCTACAATTACAGGTAACATAGCAGTTACAGGTAACGTAGATGGTCGTGACCTAGCTGCTGATGGTACAAAACTGGATGGCGGTATTATGCTTGCCGATGGAGACAAAGGAGATATAACTGTTAGCAGTAGCGGTGCAACTTTTACTATTGATAACAATGCAGTCACTACAGCTAAAATTACAGATGCAAACGTAACAACAGCTAAGATAGCTGACCTAAATGTTACTACAGGAAAAATTGCTGATGATGCAATTACAAACGATAAGATAGGTGCTGATGCAGTAGATCATACTGAAATAGCTGACAATGCTGTTAGGTCAGAGCATATTACTACAAATGCAGTTACAGCATTAGAGATAGCAAATGCAACTATTATTGAAGGAAACATTGCTGATGATGCGGTTACAGCAGATAAATTAGCTAATTCAATAAATACAGAAATAGCGGCCAATACTGCAAAGGTTACTAATGCTACTCATACTGGAGAAGTTACAGGTAGTACTTCTTTAACTATTGCAGATGACGTAGTAGATGAAGCTAATTTAAAAGTTAGTAATTCACCTACTAATGGTTATGTTTTGACAGCACAATCAGGTAATACTGGAGGTTTAACTTGGGCTGCTGCTGCGGGTGGTGGTGCATTTGAATATGTAGACAAAACAACACTTACAAGTTCTGCAGCTTATATTGATTTTACAGGTCTTGATGATAATTCTATATATGTATTCTATGGTAAAAAAGTTAAATTTGATGCCTCTACTTGGACAACTTTTTCTTTTTTAGATGGTAGTGGTGCTTCTGGTAATAGACAAGTGGCATATATAAGATCTGCTACTTATTCATCTGGTGGTGGATCAGGCAGTGTATCAACATATGGTAATTCTCCGGAAACAAATCCAAATACTTGGCCAGGAGGATCTACAACACTAATGTCTTTTAGATTGGAAGTAGGAACATCAGCGACAAACAACTTTTTTTTATATAAAGTCGTTGCTGTAAAAGATAGTACTACGGTTCGTATGGGATATGGTGAAACTACAGGATCTTTAGCTACTACAAGTAGCACTGATAGAATACATGGAGTTAGATTTGATGTTAATAATAGTGGTGTTAATTACGATGTAGGAACAGAAATTTTAGTTTACAAATTAAAGGAGAGCTAATGAACAAGTATGTAAATGGTGTATTAGTTGAACTGACTGATGCCGAAATCGCAGAATACAATGCAAGTAAATCAACAGATGCAGAAATTCTTGCTACTAAATGGGTAATTGTAAGAGAACGAAGAAACGCAAAACTTATTGAAACAGACTGGAGAGCTAGTAGTGATCTCACATTATCTGATGCTTGGAAGACATATCGTCAAGCACTTAGAGATGTACCTACTCAGTCAGACCCAGATAACATTACTTGGCCGACAGAGCCTAGCTAACTTTTAACTTATGGAAATACCGGTTTTATATTTACCCGAAGCCTTTGATTTCCCAAGTTTTGAGTTTGAGTTACCTATAGGAGATATACCACGGTATACTCCTTTGGTTGTTCCACCCAGTGATCTGAGAGCTCCAACAGGGGTTGTACCAAAAACTACAGGTGGTGCACGATCTAGTGCAAGTCAAACGCCCTCTGGTATCAACCAAGTCAACATACCTGTTGTGAATATCAAAATGCCAGTACCAGAAAGTGAGATACTTATTACAGCTGGTACTACGGCAGTTATTTCTGTAGCAGCCACCCTTACAGCTACAGCCGCTTTTAAATGGGTAGTTAAGATTTTAAAACCCATATTAAAAACGTTATGGAAAAAAATAAGTGGAAGCAAAAAGCCTAAAACCTGACGAACCAAAGAAAGGTTTACTAACAAAATTAAAAGAAAATGTTGATGACCACGATGAACAAATGCAGATCCTTGGTGCAATGGTACGCTTGGGTGTTGTTATTTGGTCAGGATTTATCATCACTTTAAACTATGTCGAGTTGCCTATGGTCAAGAAACCTCTAGGGGCATCATCGGATATCACTTTTGTCGCTTCGATTTTTACTGGAGCTCTAGCAACATTCGGATTGTCTACAGGTAACAGTAATAAAAAGAATGGCAACACACAAACACCAAATAAACCAAAACAATGAAGAAATGGATTCTTCTCTTAGCTCTGTTGTCACCCGCAGCTGCAAGAGCCAATACAATAACCCCGAACTTTACACAGGGGTCAATGAACTCAACGACAACAACTACCCAAACAGTGAAGGAAGTCATAAAGACACAAAAGTTCGGAACAGCCCTCAAGAGCTGGTCTGGAAGCAATGTCGAGCCTTCTGGAAATATTATAGCAGCAGATACAACATTCTCCGTCAAAGATGTAACCAAGCCTTGGAACATGGAAACAGTAACAAGAGCCGCCGGTCTAGTAGAGCAAATCGACACAACAATCGACTACACTATAAATACTACTACTACATCCTTATCAGTCTTCTCACAGTAAGTCCTGTTCTAGCAACAGAGACTGAACCAGAAGTCACGAATAACGCCAACCCGGTTGCAGCCGCAACGGGCAATGTTACCAACAGTGCGGTGCAGTTCCAGAACAATGGAGCACCATCACGACAGAACTATGGCAGTGGAATCTCATGTAATGGGGCGACTATGACCTTTTCGCCTTTTTACATGGGCAACCATATTAACCCATACTCTGAGAAAGAAAACATGGAAGGTCTATACCCATCAAGTTATCAACTAAATGAGAACTGGGGTTTTCAAGTTAACTTCATGGTTCCTCTTGATAGAAAAGGATTACAGCAGTGCAGACGCATAGCTAAAAGACAAGAGGAGAAGATGAGGTTAGATCATGAGCTGGTACGTGCTCTTAAATGTGCCGAACTACAACAGAAAGGATTTACTTTTAGACCTGAGACACGTGTTGCACATCTATGTTCAGACGTGGTTCCGATTCAAGCGTTGTTACCCCCTAAACCACAGAAAAAGAGATTTTGGCAAAGATGAGTACATTATCAAGAATTATAGCACAGCGAGCTGAAGCTGCACGTCAAGCAGAATCCGCTGCTAAAAAGAAGCCTAAGAAAAAGGCTGCAAAGCGTGACGAACACGGACGCTATGTTAAACAAGACATTGTTACACCCGGAGAAGAATAATGCTAGCCATACTAAAACCAGTTGTATTAGCTTTTCTTAAAAGCGATAAATTTAAACTATTTGTAGTTGAGCTACTTGAGAAGCTCGTAGAGCAATCAGATAACGAGCTAGATGACAGAGCACTACAGATTGTCAAAAAAGGATTAGATATTAAATGAACGAAACAAGAGTAATACCGAAGAAAGCGGCGGAAGAAAGTTTTAACGAGTTGCACTACCTTGTGACTGAAGATTTCTTACGTAGAATCAAAAGTGGCGAAGCTACAACTCAAGATCTAAAAGCAGCATGTGATTGGCTAAAAACTAATGACATTACAGGTGTTGCTCTTGAGGGCAGTCCTTTAGATCGACTCGCTTCAGTCATACCGAAAGTAGATCCATCTTTAGTTAAATCTAGATTATATGGCAAGAACCGGACCTAAACTTAGCCCTAACCCCGGTAGAACAGCAAAGTTCTATCGTAAGAATAAAAAGTCACGTGAAAAGCATAGGAGTGACCAGAAAGCAATCAACAGCACTCCTGAGAAGAAAGCATACAGACGTGACTTAATGAAGATACGTAGAGCACGCAAACCCGGACCGCAGACAGATATGTCACATAAAGGCGGAAAGGTGGTTGC